ATGAAGCGCCTGATACCGCCAGACGACTGCCCGGAGGAAATTGCCCACCGTATCGACGTCATACAGCAGCACCGGGCGCTCAACGCGATCCTCGGGGTTAACCCTGACGCTATGTCTCAGGCGGAACAGCATCAGCAGCAGCGTCGACGTGGAGAACCGATCGGCCCCCTGCACGGCGTGCCGCTGATCGTCAAAGATAATATTGCCTGCGCGCCGATGCCCATTACTCTTGGCTGCCGGGCGCTGGCCTCACTTAACGCGACAGCGGATGCACGGGTGGTGCAGCGATTGCGCAGCGCGGGGGCGATTATTCTCGCCAGGGCCAATATGTCCGAGTTCGCGTTCGATGTGCGCTCGCGAAGCTCGCTGGGGGGCGATGTGGCGAATCCACTTTGCCCGACACTCACCGCCGGAGGTTCCAGCGGAGGATGCGCTGCGGCCGTGGCGGCGGGAATGGCGGATGGCGCATTGGGTACCGATACCGGCGGCTCTATCCGCATTCCCTGTAGCTATACCGGGCTGGTGGGGCTACGGCCTGCCTTTCGCCGTTCACAGCTTAACGGTGTGGCGCCGCTCTCGCCCAGCAAAGATACCGTTGGGCCAATGGTACATAGCGTTGAAGATGCCGCCTTGCTGCATGCGGTGATCCATGGCCTGCCGCCGGTTGCGCTTCCTGTGCGTTCGCTGAAAGGCGTTCGCTTTGGTGTGGTAACCGCGTTACAGGGAGAGGATGAGGTACAGCTGGAGGTCTGGCAGTCGGCGCTGCACACGTTGCGCCGTGCCGGAGCGACGCTGGTGGAGGTTTCACTCCCTTTCCTTGAAGAGGTGAGGCAGGCCACCTGCCTCAGTCTGTATGAATTTCGCGTGGCGATTGACGACTGGCTTAGCAAACAGCCTGGCGCTCCCTCCGGACTGACGAGCATTGTGGACTCCGGCGCTTTCCTGCCGGAGTTTGCGCCGTTTCTACGTCAGATGCTGGCGAGTAACACGCTGAAAACCCCGCTCTGGCTGGCGGGGCGTCGCTTTCAGCGCCTGTTGCGGCAGAACCTTTGCCAGGTGGCGGAGGCGCAGCGCATCGACGGATTTGTGTATCCCACCGTACAACGATTACCAGAAAGTATGGCGAAGATGCCGCCAGGCTGCGCGCCGGAACTGGCCGCCATCAGCGGCCTGCCTGCCATTACGTTGCCCTGTGGCGTAAGCCGTATCGGTCTGCCGGTGGGGATGGAGATGTTATCGGTGCAGGAGGATGAGGCGGCACTGATGGTGCTGGCGCTGGCGTGTGAGGGGGCGCTGGGCGAGAAGGGATAGATACAAAAAAGCCCGCAGGGCTTGTGCCGTGCGGGCTTTCTGTACTTCACCGGACATATCCGTATCATTATTTGGTGGGCTGGCGGGAGTTGAACTCGCGTCCGAAATATATTTAACTCATTGAAAATAAACAATTCTACTGCTGCTATATACCTCAAGTGCATTTTACGTGCATATTGAGGTCTTTCTAACGTCCTGATTCCGTCCAACATTTTGAAATATTCACCCCGCTACAGAGCGGCTGAAATCGCGGTTTTACCGTCATATTCTGCCAGGTATTTACCGTAATTGCGGAATATCATTTCAGGCCCCTTATGGCCCATCTGCCCGGCAAGCCAGAAGAGGTTCACGCCCTGGCTAATATGCTTGGTGGCGAAAGTGTGTCGCGTCTGGTATGGGTTACGGTAGCGCACACCAGCTTTTTTCAGGGTCGGCACCCATGCTTTTTTACGAATAGCGTCAGCGTTCGCCCAAGGCTCTCCCGTTTTCGGGTCGCTAAATATAAATTCGCTTTTCAAAAAGGTGTATTGTTTCTGCGCCTGCAAAGCTGCCAGCGCCTCACTGTTCAGCTCCACCTTACGTGTACCGGCTTTTGTTTTGGTACCTTTAAGTACCCCTACGACACTGGCAGCTTTTACGTGAGCTGTGTTTGCTATCGTGTCGAGATCAGGCCAGCGTAGCGCGCACAGCTCGGAACTCCGCAGGCCTGTATTGAAGGCGAAGCGGAACAGGTTTTCCCATTCCGGATATCTGCAACCCTTGTAAATCGCGAGGGTTTCCGCTGGCGTAAATGGATCAACCTCATAATCGTCGGCGCTTGGGCTGCTGTCGATCACATGGTATCGGCTGGCGCTGACAAGGGTTACCGGGTTAATGGTCAGCAGGCCATCCGTGACCGCTTCATCGATGGCGCTGCGCAGAAACGAAAGGTTATTTCTTGTAGTTTTCAGCTTTGTTTTCCGGCTGGCTATCCAGTTTTTAAGAACCGCTGGTGTCAGCTCTGACACATGGAGCTTATGCAGAGCTGACAACGCCGACAGGCATTTTTCATAACCTTTAATAGTCGACGGAGAAAGGTTGCGGTTCTGGCAGATTTTAAGGTACTCGTCCAGATAGGACTTTATATTTTTGGTTTTTTTCACTACCCCGAACAGCTCCAGTTTTTTTGAGGTGGGGAAGTATTTCGCATAATCGAATGTGCCGCCGGCAATCTGGTTCTGTATCTCCCCCAGCAGGCGCTCGGCATACTTCACGCCGCGCGCGTTTGCTTCCATTCTGGAAAGGGGCTCCCGGCAGAGAACCCCCTTGTAGGTGAATGTGATCACCAGGGTATCGCCAGTTTTATGCTGGCGAATGGTTACTCCTCTTGGGAGAGATAATGATCCTTGTTCTTTCTTGCCCACTTCGAAACCTCCGTTAAGTCTATCCAGCGCTCTTTAACGCCATCGACTTTTAATACATGGACACCCTCTTTCCATAACCCCCTTTGTATCCGTTTGTTAACGGCTTCAACCGTTTCTCCGGCGTTCCGGCAGTAGGTTGAAAGTGGTACGCAATCAAGACTCATGACCGACCTCCCGCCCAAATGCCTGGGCATTTTCCAGTTCATTTGCCGCATAGATAAGTGCGTTGTGGTGCGCTCTAAAACCGCCATCAAGTTCGCTGGCCGCTCTCTTGCGCAGAATGTCGATCGCATCCTGATAGTCATTCTGGTAATCGGCGGAAAAGTCCGCCGAACTGTCCGGCATTACACCCAGCACCATCAACATATTTTCCGGGTCGATGGGGATGGTGGTAAGCCCCAACTGCTTGGCCTCCGTTGCTAGACGGGTCCAACGCTTAATAATTTCTAAAACTGGCTTATTCATGGAGCGCCTCGCTACCTCACCAAAAATTTATATTCAATCAGCGCGCCGATAACTGTGGCCGCCAGCAGCATGGAAACAATGATGCTGAAAATGAAGGGCTTCATCATTTCACCCCGTCAGGTTTGCAGGACTGCAAAGCATCAACCTCTTTAACGAATCGGTCATGCATCGCGTCCCATTTCTCACACCATTTCTCCATTTCTCGCTTGCGCGCCAGGATGCGACGCAGACGGCGAACACAACGCTGGTGGGCGGCCAGATACTCAGCCTTCGTTTCCCCGTCTCGCCATACCTCCATATCATCGCGATCAATACGCACTCGCGGGTGATGCTGCGGAAAACCTGAACGCTCAAAAGCCTCGGTGGTCATGAAGAAAGCCAGATAGCGGATCGCCGTATCTCGCGTGAAGCATTTTTTGATACGACCGTGACGTACTGCTACGAACAAAGGGCCAACTGGCGTATCGTGTTTCTGTAATGCCAGGTCAATCATGCTTACGGTGCGTTTATCTTTCATTTCCGGTCCTTAACTTTGCTGTATCGTTCGTGACTCATTACTTCCCAGTTCTTGCCGCCATCGCGGGAGAGTAGCCGCCAGCGATGGTTAACTTTGAGGCTCAAATTCCCGGAGCCGTGCATACGGCAAGGGTGAATGCGCCTTGCCCTGAACTGACTTAAAACGTGTACCGCTTTGAGGTGAACCCACTCAGGAATTCTTATCGCTGTCAGTGCCATCAGATCCCCCCATTACATGACCCTCAGTTTTCGGAGACTCCACTTTTTGTTTTTTGACGAACTCAACCAGCTCAGAAATGAGCTCGTCGATTAACTCCTTCCCGCTATCCGTAAGGAATTCACCGCTGCCATTTACATCAACAGCACTGCTGTAAATTCCCCTGATGGCTTTTACGCCTTCGACATTCCCGTACTCACTGATCGCAAGTCTTTCGAATTTTCGTAATAATCCATCCAGAAGAATCTCTGTTAACTCGACCGTGTTAATACCCCCTTTATTGAGCTTAATAACAAGGCAGTTACTGCCTGTTTTACGCTGGTGGCGTAATAACGCTGCTTTTAAAATTCTGCGTCGGTATGTGTCTATCAAGTTAGTCATTTTCATTTGCCATAAGCCTTTTTCAAATAAAGCATTCCGATATGCCAATAACCTGTTGAGCAAAATAATTGAGCTGTTTTAAATGCTTGTGGATTAATCATGATTCACCTGAATTTGATTACAGAAATCCCCAGGAATATTCCTGTAATCAAAATGACTAATAATTTTTAAGCAGGGTTTTTGGACTCTGCCTCGATAAGATAAGCTGCAACTGGACCAATGAGGTCTGCCAATAGTGATGCGACTGATTCTACATCTGAGTTGGTAAGCTTATGAGGGTACTTCTCAAGCATCCTTGCGACAATCTCAGCCTGATATGCCTTTGATGCCGCTTTATGCAATGTGATTTCAGACATTTTCTGCATCCTTATAACCAGAGGAGTAGGTCGCTGATATGGCAATTTTGTTAGTAGCCATTGCTAATTCAGCGAGGTCGGAAATCACGCCAGATAAAGTCATTATTTTATTTTTATTCAAATTCTTTTCTTCAACCTCATTCATAATGCTAACCCCTATATGATTGATGGCCTCCAAAATAGAGATTGTTTTTGTATCGCAATCAGTAGCAATTTTGTCAAAATCAATGTCATGACATTTCTCTTTGTCAGAAGAGAATCGGTAATCGGGAATATCTACAAGTTGAAAAAATTTCTCTGTACTCATCTTATGCACTCCATTAATCCGCCAATGCATAAACAATACATAACGTATTAAATAAGATCAATACAAAACGGAGTATTTGTGCGTATTATTTCACATCATTTTGTTTTTGAAGGTTTTTTAGTTGATCGCAGGAAGTTTGAGGCATAAAAAAAGCCGCTTTCGCGGCCATTTTATGGGAGGTTGGTGATTTTTGCGTCGACCACAACCCCGATAATACGGCAGTTGCCATTTATAGGGATTATGGGGTACTGGGGGTTGAGGGGTTTTAAAAATCTTTGACCAGCATCTATAACAAGCTTTTTGAATGTAGCTTCATTGTCACCGTCGAGTTTCGCTACAACCAATTTCCCGTTGATTGCTTCCACCTGGGGATCGACAAGTATCACCATACCTTCTGGTATGCTCAGCCCTGCTGGTGATGTCATTGAATCGCCTCGGACGTCTAACCAGAATGAATCCTCAGAACATTCTACGGTTGTGTCATACCATCTATCGATCGCTTTACGGTGATACGGTTCTACTGCTTCCATCCAGTCTCCAGCGCTAACCCAGCTAATAACAGGGTAACTTCCCTTGGATTCGTTAATGCTATTAAAACTTACATTGTGATCGGCTCTTGAGTCGCTGACCGTGCCATCAGCGTTTACTACGAAGCCTGGCATTTTCAATATGTTAAAAATCTTGGCTATAACCTCTAGGTTTGGTTCGCGTCTGGCATTTAGCCAATGGCCTAGGCCGCCCTGCGTTATGCCGAGCGCCTCTGCCAGCTGTTCTTGAGTCATGCCGACCTCTTTCATCCTGGTTTTGGCCAGGTCCTGCCATCTCTGTTTCATAGTCATGATTATTACATTCTGTATTTAGTGAGCAACTTCCATTTTGTATTATTACGATGAGCGTGTATAGTACGTTATGTATTATTTATGCGAGAATAATCGAATGAGTGGAATCAAGAGCCTTAGACGCAAAGCAAAGGTAACTCAGGGAGAGCTGGCTGCGTTGATCGATAGCTCCCAAGGGGCCGTTAGCCACTACGAAACAGGAAGAAGGATTCCTGATGTTGCTGTCGGAAAGCGGATTGTCAGTGCCTTTAAACAGCTTGGTCTGAATACAAGTTTGGACGAGGTATTTTCAGATGATGTCGCAAGGGATGAAGCGTGAATCCGATCTGCTCCCGTCAGTATATGCATTGGCCGATGAAGAGTGGATCAAGCAGCAGTTACTGAGCCTCACGGCAGCAGCACGACAAAAAGCCATTCAGCGTTATGCAGCTGTGTATCAGGAATCGTTCGAAGCCGAGCCCGTTTCATACCGCAAGGAGAACCGGGCAAGGCATGAAGCAAATATGCGGCTTCGCCTGTTTGTGAGAAATCACGGCATGGCTTTACAGGGGTATACCGCCGAACCTCCCCTGGCCGGAACGCCAACGCGTTCCTGATTGTTGCGGGTTTAAAGGTACCCGGACAAGAACAGGCTTAAAGGTGCCTGTTCAGGTTGGCAACCAACTGACCCAGCTCCTCATGTGTACTAGGTAGGCAGTACGTTTTTATGGGGAAGAGGGAAAGGGGGGTAAGGGGGGATTGGGTGTAGGGGTAGGAATAGGTTCTTTTCCAACAGGAGAGATCCATTGGTTAAGTAGATCACTGTCTTAAAGGCGAAATTAAAAAAAGCCTGTATCAGCAAGGTAGTACAGAGCGCTCAGGCGCTGAGAAAAAGGGTTCTTTCTGGAAGAGTGATTTTTCAGGGGAACTGATTCAGAAGGGAGGCTGGCAGCCTTTGGGGAGGCCACCAGCCATGTGAGGGGGAATCCATGAAAACCACATCACAAAATTATTATCTCATTACCGCGGGGTCCGCACAATGCAGCTGACGATCACACCTAATTTTGCACAGGAACGAGCCCTTAATCAGCTGCGCCGTAACTGGAAGGATACAGAAACCTTCATGGTGTACTCGCCGACGGGCAGTGGTAAAACAGGACTTGCCGCCTTCATCGTTGCCGGGTTCGTCAGTCGTGGCATGCGGGTAATGTTTTGCGCGCCTTACCAGATCCTCATTACCCAAACCGCGAAGCGTTTTGTGGAGTACGGGTTGCCGGGTGATGAAATCGGCTATGTCTGGGCGGATCACCCAAACTACGATCCTTCCCTCAAAATACAAATTGCCAGCGCTGATACGCTTATTCGTCGCGTGTTCCCTGACAATATTGATCTGCTGATTATCGACGAAGCGCACCTGCGAAAAAAACGCATTCTGAAGGATATCGAACGCCTGCGCGAAAAAGGCGTGAAAGTGATTGGCCTTTCGGGGACACCATTTTCCCCGTTCCTTGGCAAATACTATGACCGACTGATTAAGCCAACCACCATCGGCGAGCTGATCCAGCGTGGCGACCTGAGTAAATACGAATTTTACGCGCCAACTAAGCCGGATCTGAAGGGCGTTAAAACCTCTCCGTCTCTCCAGTACGGTACCGACTACAACGAGACTCAACTGGCGGAGATCATGTGTGGTTCCACGCTGGTTGGCGATATCGTCCAGAACTGGCTTGAGAATGGCCGGGATCTGCCGACAATCGCTTTCTGCGTCAATGTGGCCCATGCCAATTATCTGACCATCCAGTTCAACCAGGCCGGTGTTAATGCCGAGGTGATGACCGCAGACACTCCGGCCGAAGAGCGACAGACCATCATCCATCGCTTTGAGACTGGGGCCACAAAAATCATAGTCAGCGTGGGCGTGCTGGTGGCCGGGTTCGACAGTGATGTTCGCTGCATTATCTACGCCAGGCCAACTAAGAGCGAAATTCGCTGGTTACAGGCGATCGGGCGAGGCCTGCGCACGGCGCCAGGTAAAGATTCCTGCCTTATCTTCGATCACAGCGGCACTGTGCACCGCCTTGGTTATCCGGACTCTATCGAATATGACGATCTCCCGGGAAAATCTGACGGGATGGAAGAGGGCGCGCGCCGGGCCGCTGAGGAAAGGGCGGAGAAGCTGCCGCACGAATGTTCGCAATGCCACTTCATGAAACCAGCTGGTATTTATGTCTGCCCTAAATGTGGCCATAAGCCGCTGGCCGGTGAGGACATTGATACCGACACCTGGCGAAAACTCAAAAAACTTGGGGGCGAGCAGCGCCAGCCGACGAAAGCAGAGAAACAAGCCTGGTGGAGTCAGATCAAATTCTATCAGCGCCAGCGCGTATCGCTCGGGAAAAAGCCTGTCAGCGATGCCTGGTGTTCTCATACCTTCCGCGAACGTTTTGGCGTATGGCCGAACGGCCTGAGCGATTACCCGATGGACATCACGCCGACAGTTTCAAACTTCATTAAGCACAAACAGATCTCCTTCGCTAAGCAACGCGAGAAAGAACAGCGCCTGCAAAAGCAGGCAGAAGAGCAGCCGAACCCGGCAAGAGTTCAACAGGCGCTTAAACACGTCAGCGACATCAGACAGCAGTTAGGAAAACGAGCATGAAAACGGTAGAAGCAGCAAAAGGCCATTGGGCCATGATTTTTGAGCATTACGGCCTGCCGCCGATCACCGGTAAAAATCACTTTAAGGGGAAGTGCCCTCTGTGTGATTCGATTGGAAAGTTCCGTATCGATGATCGTGACGGTGCCGGCACCTGGATCTGTACCTGCGGCAGCGGTGATGGATTAAAACTGGTTACGCAAACCCAGGGCAAACCCTTCAATGAGATCTGCCGTGAAATCGACGAGTTGATCGGCAATACCTTTGCTCGGGAAAAAATACCGGTCACCAGTAACGCTGGCAGCCTGCGCAAAAGGGTGATCAGTAAGTTTTCGAAGCTTGCACCGCTGCGCGGCACATCCGCGGCTGAGTATCTCAGCTCCCGTGGTGTCTACCAGCTCCCGCAGGACGCTATCAGATTCAACGATCATGAGCGCTACGGCGGAAAGGTTTTCCAGAGCCTGTATTCACTCGCAACAGATGACAAGGGCGAGCTGTGCTATCTGCACAGAACCTTGCTGGACGGAAACCGGAAAGCTCAATTGAAAGATTCATCAGGGGCGAAGCGTCAAAAATCACTTCAGGAAGAAAGTTACCTAGATCACGCCCGTTCTGTGGCGATCCGTATGTTCCCAGTTACCACCACGCTGGGCATCGCCGAGGGCATCGAAACAGCTCTGTCAGCGCACCAGCTTTACGGGGTCAACACCTGGGCAACCATGACCAGCGGGTTCATGAAGAAATTCCGTGTGCCGGCTGGCGTGAAGAACTTCATCATTTTTGCAGACCGTGACGTCAACAGTGCTACCGGTTTAGCGGCTGCTATGGAATGTGCTCATGCCAATTTGATGGCAAAAAACGACCTCGAAAAGGTCAGTATCTACTGGCCGGATAAAGGGGACTTTAACGACATGCTCATGAACGGCGATCAGGTTCGTGAAATGGTTTTCTATAAAAAACAGCAGGTGGCCGCATGAAACTGAAAGCAGCTCTTAAACATTTCAGCCCGCAGGGCATGCATATTAGTGACAAAGAACAGGAAAGAGAAACCGCAATGCGTGATATGTACGAGGTTATGGATCGTTGGGGGGCCTGGGCTGCCTCAGATCACAACGGAGTGGACTGGCAGCCAATTGCAGCTGGATTCAAAGGGCTCCTGCCGCACGGTAAGAAATCACGGCCTCAGTGTAACGATGATGAGGGGATCATGATTGATGGATGCGTTGCGAGGTTGAAAAAATTCAAACCTAATGAATGTGAACTTCTGATTGCTCATTTCGTTATCGGAATCTCATTGAGAGCAATTGCGAAAAAAAGAAAAGTCTCCGATGGTACTATTAGGAAAGAACTACAAACTGCAATGGGGTTTATTGATGGCTGCATTTGTATGTTAAGCTGAGTATCAGGCAGCACTAGCTGCCTGATTTATCATTAAGTTCTTTCTTCTCTGTGTAAAGCTTTTTCAATTTCAAAGGTATGAACGTAGACTGAATAAATGAGAAGCAAGTTAAGAATGATATTGCATGGGTTATCACGCTTATTGATAATGATAAAGCCAAACCTGCGTGGCTTTTATCTTTTGAGAGTAAGTAATATATGAAAATTAGTGCTAATGTTAAAAGATACAACAAAAACAAACTGTAATATCTATTGAATCTAATTAAGAATCTATTTGTTTGATATGTGCGCTCAACTTCAGTTAGTCCAAGTGAAACGGAAGAATTATCGCCTGACAGTGTGATGACTAACAATAAAAAGCCAGTCAATATTGAGAATATATTGGCAACCAAGTTGAGTGCGTCAGTGTTATTAGTAAGAGTTTCAGTAAAGAAATAAGAAAAAAATAAAGAGGCGAGCATGTTTAACGCTGTGATAGCAATTGCATTTATATCAAGGTTTCTCATTATCTCAAGCCTCTTAGAAATCTCATTAAAACTCGTTTTTTACAAAATCGCTTAAAATTTCTTCCGCATATTTTGACAGGATCGACTTTGCCCCATAGGGAATAGTGTAGTATACCTGTGTTAGCCTTAAGCTGTCACTGGTTATTTTTTCGCTTTTTTTTGTTTCAAAGTAAAAGTCACTATCTAAATCACTTATCCAAGGGGTTGGATTATTTTCAATAGATTTAGCGAGTTGTGGGTTTCCTTTATGATCAATAGTTAGATGACCTGAAATTCCTGTCTGTTTTACAGCTGGTTCATTTTGGATTAATGATTTTAAAAAGCCAGGTTGTTTATTAAAATCAGAGCTCATTACTTCCAGATTTACATGGACCGCTTTTAATCCGTCTGATTGCAATTTCGCAACTGTATCCTGGCGGAGGATGCATGTTGGAATAATGTCTATCTTAAAATGACCAAATAATTTGCTGGTCTTAACCTCTGGCCAATTAGTCGATATTAACATTAGTGATGCTATTTTGTTCCCTTTAATCATGTAGAAAGCATGCAGGTTGTCATGGTTTTTGACTGGAAAAAGATCTTTATCTTTAGGATTGATAGGTGAGACTGAGACCTGCTCATTAGGGTTGTATGAAGTAAAGTGAATAAAATGTGTATTATTTATAGTTTTGAGTTCTTTGCATTTGATGTGCTTGGTAGCTGAATATTGAATGATGGTGCCCGCAGCTAAACTTTTACTAGCTGCGATCTGCTTATATAAGTTGTTGTTATTATTTGAGTTTACTTTAAATGCCCTAACCGTAACCTTGCGGGTTAGGTTGGCTTGCTTTTGTTTTGAGAAGTTCATCGCTTTTCCTTAAGGTTAGAGTTTAGGCGAGCATACTTTAAAAAACTAACGCGTACGCAAAATATATAGTATTCTGCTATGAGTTGTCACTACGCACTGACACATAACATTCGAAACCTCGCCAGCCGGCGGGGTTTTTTTATGGTCGCAATTCCTGCTTTATCCCCGCGCCATTGGTCTCGTCGCTAATGGATGGTGGTAAGTTGGAATTATCCGCGAGGTCAGGCCAACAATCATAAGCCTCGGCATCCTGCCGGGGCTTTTCTTTTTCAGGCTCCGGGAACCATCATCGACACGCCTACTTGTTAAATCGTCCCGAGGGCCTGAACCAACTACACACGGAATAAATATGTCTGAGACCTTCACTATCGTAGGCGTTGGTCTTACATCGTCATCAGTCGGTGTAACCTTTGCCACGCTGTTTCCGGAGGCGACTCCAGCAGTGATGCTCGGATCACTCGCCGGAACGGCGCTATACGTTCTGACCTCAGATCCCCATCAACTCTGGAAGCAGGCTATCTTTGCGCTGATATCGTTTATCAGTGGCGTGTTCTTCTCCGTCCCCATGGCGAAAATCATGGCCGGAATCATCAACACGCCGTTAAGCCTGATGAAGCCACCGGCCAGCATTGAGGTATCGCCAGCTGTCGGTGCAATTGTCACTGCTTCCATTTCCGTGGCAGTCCTGCTGCGTATTCTCCGCAAATCCAAAAGCGGGAAGATGCCGGGGCTGGGGGAGGAAGATAAATGACATGGCAGCTTCTTCTGATGGATGCAAACGCCATAGTTTGCCTGCTAATCATGGTCAGGCTGATGTTTTTCCGGAAAGAGGGAAAGCGTCATCGCCTGAGTGTCGCGGTGCTAGCCTATCCGGATCTGATCGCCGACGGGCAAATCGGCCCACGTAGCATCAGCGCGCTAAAGTCCTTCCTGGAGAAACGAGGCGGCGAAGGGGAAATCGTATTGCTTCGCGCACTGAACTGTAGCCAGGGCCAGCGTTATCTTGAGCTGGCAGAACAGCGGCCGGCTAACGAGTCATTCGTTTATGGCTGGATGCGCGAGCGGGTGAGCCTATGACGACACTCAAATCTGTACTGGCGGCAATCGGAGTTGCGATCCTGATGGTGCTTGGTGCGTTTGGTGTGGGCCGTTTTCGCGGGCGTGAACGTGCTGAAGAAAAAGCAGACCGACAGCGCACAGAAGAAAAGGCCTCGCCATTGAGTCAGCAGCCGAACGCCGTGTAGAAGCAACGAAAGAGGCCAGCAATGTACAGCAGAATGTTAACCGTATGCCTGATGACGATGTTGATCGCGAGCTGCGGGACAACTGGACCCGTAAGGGTTGAGGTAGTGGACACGGCTTGCGACTGGGTTAAACCCATCTACGGAACGGACCACGACTGGGATGTGCTGGACCGGCAGACCAAGAAAGACATCCTGACGTATAACAAAGCGTGGCAGGCGAACTGCAATAAGTTGGCTCGTCCTTGAGCTCACAGGTACTTCTGAACGACGGCTTTACCTGACATAGCAAAGCACCATTAAATTGTAGAAAAGACTCGATATTTAACAAGCGAAGGGCAGCATAGTAAAAAAATGCCCTCGCATGGAGGGCTACCAGAGTCTCAGTTTCACTTGCACTGAAATATTACTTCGCGCAATAGACACGTGCTTCACGAGGGGTATAGATGCCGAAGGTGACAAATCCCAGCAGTCCGTTTACAAAAGTCTGCTGAACTTCAGTACGAACAACTTTATCTGCACCACCGCAAACCTGAGCTGCATCAATTTGCTTGGATTGACCAATCCCGCTAACGAAGAAATGATGTGTCGTGACTTGCTGTGGGGCAGTCACTGGCGCTTTGTTTACTGAGAATGATTGCTGGGCACAGCCAGAAACAGCGCCTGCAATCAGGGCTACCATAATTAACTTTTTCATAAATGACCTTATTGTTTGTTTAATTCGCAAAAATAATGACACGTATCATCAACCAATACATATCAGACCAGTGGGTAGATTTTGTTCTATCTATTGATTGATTAACTATCAGCATCATCCATCGTTGGCGTCAGCTCATCCATTATTGCGAATGAGATGATTAATAAACTCCCAGAGGAAAATTATGCAGGTCACTATTGATGGTGTCCCGTTTGTGCCTGCCTGCGCTTCAGCGTCACGGATTGGCATTGCCATTACTACCCACAATCGGCCAGACGTTTTAAACCGCGCCATTGAGCAGCACATTAAACATCTGCCCGCCGGGGCGCTGGTGGTGGTTATCGACGACGGCTCTAAACCTGTCGCAGTAGTACCTGACGGCGTGCAGCTGCTTCGCCATGAAACATCACTCGGCATTGTTGCTTCGAAGAACGCCAGTTTAACCGCGCTGATGGATGCCGGGTGTGAGCATCTTTTCCTTTGGGATGATGACGCCTGGCCCATCGCTGATAACTGGCACCTGCCATACATCGAATCACCCGAACCGCACCTGGCTTACCAGTTTCTCGATCTTGCTGGCCAGAATAAGCTCAATGACCTTTCGGTGCTTTACCGTGACGATCAGCATGTGGCGTATACCGGGCAGCGCGGCGTGATGCTGTATTACCACCGCAGCGCCATTGAGAAAGTAGGTGGATTCGATCCGATATACGGCCGTGGTATGTATGAACACAGTGACCTCGCGCTACGTATCCATAACGCTGGCCTGACGACGTGGGCTTACGGTGATGTGGTCGGTTCAGAAAAGCTGATTCATTCTCTCGACGAGCATGAAGCGGTAGATCGTTCGGTGCCGCGTCCCGACCGACAGGCGCTGGTGGAACGTAACGTGAAGATCCACAACGAACGGCGTGATGCCGGGTTTACTGGTTACGTTGAATACCGGCAGCAGAGCGACGTGGTTATCACTACGTTACTGACCAGCCAGCCTGACCCTCAGCGCGGCACGAAACTGACGGCCTCACCTGACATGCTGATCAAGTGGGCGGACTCGCTTCGGAATTGTGGACGTATTGCGCTGGTGGATGAATTACTGACTGCCCCGGCAGATGTTGAGCTGTATCTCGTACCTGACGTGAAGATGAATGTCTACTTTCGTCGCTGGCTGCACATCTGGCAGCACCTACGAGATCACCCTGAATACCGGTTCGTCTGGTGTACCGATGGTACCGATGTCGAAATGCTTCGCGCGCCGTGGGAAGAAATGGAAGCCGGAAAGGTGTATGTCGGTTCAGAACCGAAGACCTACGCCGACACCTGGGCAAAGCAGAATCACCCAGAGCGCATCTATCAGGAGTTCATTGAAGCGCACCGAAACGATGTGATGCTTAACGCTGGGCTGCTGGGTGGTACCCGCGCTGATGTAATGGCGTTTGCTCACGGCATCATCCGTCTTTACTACCGGATCGAGAGTTATCGTTTCTGGAAGAAAGAACAGGCTGTCGCTGCGGTGGGTGACATGATGGCGTTCGGCATTGTTGCGCAGTCATTCGCTGACAGGCTGGTCACCGACCCTCTGGTGCATACCGTTTTCAAAACTGACGGCTTAGGCAAAGAGAGCGCCTGGTGGCGTCACAAATAGTAGGAGGTTATATGGCAAATGAACAGAAAGCCAAAGTGTTGAAGAACCCAAAAACTGAAAAGAAAAATGCGGCTCAAACAGAAGCCGCACGGGAGCTACAGACGAAAGAAGTGATCATAACTCAGTATGATAGCAAAGGTATTGCCAGGGTTGTTATAGGGCCGCTTTGATGATTTTTGCCATCCGGGCTATCTCAACATCTACATTGGTGCCTAAACCATTATTATACATATATGCATGGTCTAGATTTTTCAGTAAATCCTCTTGTTTCTTTGGATCATCACCAGCAATTGATTTACCAAGCGCGGCTAAAACTGCAAGAAGGGCATATGAAACTTCTTCATGGTTTACAGGTACGTCTGTATTAACACTATCAAAATTATAGTTGGTCATTTATACCCCTTATCCAGAGGTTATCAGCCATCCCTCTTTATATGAGTGCGCCAGTGTCCCACCACTGACGGGCTGAGTGCTTACCTTAACCAGGGTTAATGAGAAGTAACACCCTGATATTCAAACAGTAGCCGCCATTGTGCGGCTTTTTTTATGAGCGAAGGAAATTATCTATGACTAGATTCTGCAATGTTTCCGGATGCTGCAATAAAGTTTTAGCGCGTAACCTATGCAACAAACACTACATTCGGATGAGGAAATTTGGCGATCCTCTCGCCGGGAAAGACAGGTTTGCCTCACCTGAGGTGAGATTTGAATTCAGTACCGAGATATCAGGTGAGTGCTTACTGTGGACCGGTGCAAAAAACAGCAAAGGATACCCACAACTAAAATCGGAAGGCCGCATCATTTCAGCCCACCGATATGCCTGGGAAAGAGAAAAAGGCCAAATACCTGACGGAATGGAGATTGACCACATTTGCCGCAATAGAGCATGTGTGAATGTAAATCATCTTAGGTTGGCTACTCGCTCTCAGAATATGCAAAATCTTTCACTTGCCGGGAGAGCCGAATCAGGTGTGAGAGGTGTATATAAGGACGGAAATATGTGGCGGGCCACTCTGTTCAACTGTGGAGAAGTGGTGTGGCAAAAATGGTTTAAAAATCTTTCTGACGCAGAAAAAGAAATTATCGCTGCCAGAAAACGAGTTCACACCCACGCACCGACAGAGGCTTACACATGAAATTCGTAGTTTGCGCTCATCACACCCGGATAGATCATGCACAACGTCTTGCTGCGCTACTGCATGCTCATCTGCTGGTTGATGACGGTAACCACGGCGCGAACTGGAATCACCGACGCGCGCTGGAGTGGGCAGCAGAACAAACATGCCGGGTGGTAGTGTTGGAAGATGACGCGCTACCGGTGCAGGGATTCACCGAAAAGGTAACTGACTGGCTGGTGCGCTTCCCTGATGACATGCTGAGCTTTTATCTCGGTACGGGCCGACCGCCGCAGTATCAGAAAGAGATAGCCGGAATGCTGGTGGATGCGGATCGCGTCTGCGGTGACCACATCGTATTAAGCAAGCTGATTCACGGGGTATGTTATAGCCCTCCTCAGGGCAGGCTGGCGCGCATGCTCAGCGCATGGAATAAAACGCTGGCAGCTGATTACGCCGTCGGTGAGGCGTTCGGTGGCAGGGTGATTTATCCGTGTTACTCGCTGGTGGATCACGCCGACATGCCGGCGGTTGAGCGTCACCCTGACAATGAGCCGAGGACAGAACGCCGCCGTGCATGGAGACTGGCATGAACAAAGAGCCCCGTGTATATGGCAGCCGATGGGATAAGGCCCGTCTGCGTTTTCTCCAGCAGCACCCACTGTGTGTGATGTGCGAGCAGCAGGGGCGCATAACACCAGCAACGGTGGTTGATCATATCGTGCCCCACAAACTGAAAGATGCGCTTAAGTCAGGTAACCCGCTGGCCATATCGAAAGCACAGCTCCTGTTCTGGAATAAAGATAACTGGCAGCCACTGTGCAAAGCACATCATGATTCAACGAAACAGAGAATGGAGAAGAGCGGCGCGGTAATAGGCTGTGATGCCAACGGCTATCCGCTCGATCCTGCATCTCACTGGAGGACATAATGAAAGACCTCATCATTGAATACCGCGATGGTAAGTTTGTTCAGCTGGCAATTGATGGCGTGGCGATGAAGACTGTTACCTCTATTCAGTTCTCTCACACGGTAGGAGAAAACGTGCCGACGCTGACCTTCTCAGGTCATGTGTGGCCCGAGCATGGGAAAGGCGCTCAGAAACTCGAACAGGTTGATAAACAGACCTCCTGGCATGACGAAGCAAAGCAGATTATGAACGATTGTAATCGTTTCAACTGCAATCATTTCAAGTGAGAATGAATCCCATCAAGGGCAGGGGGGGATCAAATCTTCAAAACCTTTGCCCCAAATGACCGCCGCCAAAGTTTGAATTTAACGCTAACCCGATTTTTTTAGTTTTAAGGTGTTGACATATGGCAGATAAACGAACCCGTTCCGACAGTTCGGCGGCAGCGGTTCAGGCCATGAAAAATGCAGCTGTGGACACCATCGATCCGCCGTCCCATGCAGGTTTGGAGAAAAAAGCCGAACCATTCTGGCATGACAATATCAGATCGAAAGCTCTGGACAGCTGGACGCCTGCCGACCTGCTGGCCGCCGTAGAACTTGCTAATAATCAGCTCTATATCACCGTTTTACGCAAGGATTTACGTAAAGAAGAGCGTATACGCGGGGAGGAGCGAGACGAAGGCCTTATTAAAGACCTCCGCAAGCAAATTGTTGAGCTACAACGAACTATCCTGGCTCAGCGCCGCGACCTCCAGATCCATTCCCACGCAACCAACGGCGAAAGTCGCGACCAGAAGAAACGTAATCAGAACGATCGTGATGCACGGAATACCAAAAACGGGCATCAGGACCAGGACGACAACCTGATCGCCTTTCCCAAGCACGGATACTGCAAATTTCGACTGTGTGGCGCTGCGTGAGCCTGATTTCAACGCTCACGGCATGCTTACCGCTTGATGTCTTCGAAACAGACCAGAATGACAACCGTAAAAAAGTGGATTTGAGCAATCCACTGGCGCGACTGCTGCGCTACTCACCGAATCAGTACATGACCGCCCAGGAATTCAGGGAGGCCATGACAATGCAGCTCTGTTTCTTCGGTAACGCGTATGCACTGATTGACCGCAACAGTGCGGGTGACGTGATCAGCCTTCTCCCGCTTCAGTCAGCCAGTATGGATGTGAAACTTGTCGGAAAAAAAGTGGTTTATCGCTATCAGCGAGACAGCGAATATGCCGATTTTTCGCAGAGAGAGATTTTTCACCTTAAAGGCTTCGGATTCACCGGGCTGGTCGGCCTGTCACCAATTGCTTTTGCCTGTAAATCGGCAGGGGTGGCGGTGGCGATGGAGGATCAGCAACGTGATTTCTTTGCTAATGGCGCCAAGTCTCCGCAAATTCTCATGACCGGAGACAGAGTTCTAACCGAACCACAGCGAAATCAGCTTGAAGAGAACTTTAAAGAGATCGCCGGCGGGCCTGTAAAAAAAAGGCTCTGGATTCTGGAAGCAGGATTTACCACCTCACCTATCGGCGTAACGCCACAGGATGCCGAGATGATGGCGTCCCGAAAATTCCAGGTTAGCGAGCTGGCGCGATTCTTTGGCGTACCGCCTCACCTTGTCGGCGATGTGGAGAAGTCAACGAGCTGGGGCTCAGGCATCGAGCAGCAAAATCTCGGTTTTCTACAGTACACACTACAGCCCTATATCTCCCGGTGGGAAAACAGCATTCAGCGTTGGCTTATCCCGGCTAAGGATGTTGGCCGGATTCACGCTGAGCATAATCTTGATGGTCTTTTAAGGGGCGATTCTGCATCCCGCGCAGCCTTCATGAAGGCAATGGGCGAATCTGGGCTCCGCACTATTAACGAGATGCGTCGAACTGACAACATGCCTCCATTACCTGGTGGCGATGTGGCAATGCGACAGGCGCAATACGTGCCGATCACCGACTTAGGAACCAACAAAGAGCCCCGTAATGACGGGGCTTAATTTTTATGGGGGCCGTAATGCCTGAAATTGTAAAAACGCTCTCTTTCGACGAGACAGAAATCAAATTCACTGGTGACGGAAAGCAGGGGATCTTTGAAGGATATGCCTCTGTCTTTAATAACACTGATTCCGATGGCGACATCATTCTTCCCGGGGCGTTTAAAAACGCACTGGCAAACCAGACCCGAAAAGTGGCGATGTTTTTTAACCACAGGACGTGGGAACTGCCAGTAGGAAAATGGGACAGTCTGGAAGAAGACCAAAAAGGGCTGTATGTGCGCGGTCAACTAACGCCAGGGCACAGCGGGGCCACTGATCTGAAAGCTGCAATGCAGCACGGTACGGTTGAGGGCATGTCGGTTGGCTTTTCCGTTGCAAAAGATGATTACACCACCATTCCCACCGGTCGAATTTTCAAGAATGTCCAGGCACTGCGTGAAATAAGCGTCTGCACTTTCCCGGCCAACGAACAGGCCGGCATTGCAGCCATGAAAAGTGTCGACGGCATTGAAACGATCCGTGATGTGGAGAACTGGCTGAGGGATTCAGTCGGCCTCACCAAATCACAGGCAGTTGGGCTAATTGCCCGGTTTAAGTCAGCGATTCGGAGCGAGTCCGAGGGCGACGGAAACGAAGCACAAATCAAAGCTCTGCTTCAGAGCATCCAATCTTTCCCTTCTAACTTAGGTAAATAATTATGTCTGAACTCGCTCTCATTCAAAAAGCTATCGAAGAATCCCAGCAGAAAATGACCCAGCTTTTCGATGCGCAGAAAGCAGAAATCGAAAGCACGGGCCAGGTTTCCAAACAGTTGCAGTCCGACCTGATGAAAGTACAGGAAGAGCTGACCAAATCCGGCACTCGCCTATTCGATCTGGAACAGAAACTGGCATCCGGCGCTGAGAATCCTGGTGAGAAGAAATCCTTCTCTGAACGGGCTGCTGAAGAGCTTATTAAGTCAGGCCAGCATTGATGTATCCGATATCACCGATGCAATCCTGGAGGAGATTAAAGAGACTGATACGTTCAAAGACCTGATCGAGAGCGCGGTGGAGAGCAGTGAAAAGTTCGCAGAACTGGCTGATGCAATCAAAGAGAATGCAAACGGTCTTGCAGCGGCGGTTGGATCGAATAAGCAGACAGCAGAAGCAATCATCGGCAACGCGCTTGCTATTGCTGATGTTGTCGTGCGGCAGACAGCCCAGCAGGGCGCTAACTCTGCGACCTTCGAACAACTCCGGGAGGTGATCGCCACTGAGACGGAGGCTCGCGTCACGGATGTTACTCGTCTTGAGGCAAAAACTGAGCAGAACGAGGCGGGAATTACCGAGGTAAGGCAGGCTCTGTCAGATGAAGCTCAGGCAAGGGCGACAGCTGTCGACCAGCTTACTGCGAGTTGCGGTGTGCACCTTGTATAAGAAATTTCCGGCGCGGTAGTGGCAGAGGAAAAAAATATTGAACATTTAATCCAATTTTCGTAATAAAGTATTGAAATAATGTAATGAAGTTGTTGAAATTTTGGTAAGCGGTTGGGTTGAGCATTGGGGGTATTCATGGCAAAAACAGATTCTATTACACCTGAAGAGTTTAGGGCTATTCACTTTGAATTGTCTAAAATCTCATCAACATGGGCAGACTTATGGTTAACATTGTTTTCTCTCCGTGCTGAAGGCAGCAGGGTGATTACTATGAGATATTCCGATATCGAAGATGACATGCTGCACTTGGCTGGAACTCCAAAATTTGAGCCACGAACAATTAGATTAAATTTATTGCTTTCTAAGTTAATTGCGTACAGAAAGGATTGCAATCCTTCTGATATTTATGTTTTCCAGAGTAGATCAAATCGAGTTAAAGGATTAGCTAGGCCTGTGACTGTAATAGCAATGAATAATGCCTTAAAACAAGCATCCAAATATGTAACAAGGAAAAACATCACCATGAAAAGTGCTATAAGGGTGATCGGAAGGAACTAGATGGACGGGGGTTCATACACTACATACCCACCTGTGTATGGAAGGTTAGGGCGATGGTCTATGAGCACATCCTTTATCAAGTCATTATTCATCCCTGATGCTTTTCGATTTACTACTCGATTGGATGTAAGATATGTACATGCATGAATCTTAGGAGGGATTTCGAGTAAGTAAAATGAGATCCTGATCAGAATAAATCAAACCTGGCATTGAGTAGAGTAAATAATAAAGCAGCGCATGCAAGATTTAAGAGTATAACAAAACGGGCGGAAACATTCACTGAACAAATCTCCTGATCATGTATTAGACAGAGAATGACTGTAATGTAAAACCATCTTACATACACCTACTAAAAAAGACAGATAAAACAAGGTGCCATCCGATGAGATAGCTAAGCATTTGCGCCTTGGATAGGTCTTACCATCGGAGCATGGAGTTATGCTGGCTTGTTGAGTACTGAGAAATGAAGAGATTAGAGGTTCAGAAGGGGGAGCCAGTTTGTCAAACGAGATAGTTTATTTACTATGCTCAACATATTGAATTGTTTAGCTTTATCATGGTGGTTTAGGGGGCGTTAAAACGAACTTATCACATTGTATTAAAAGTAAACAACTATCTTTCGTTTGATGCCTGAAAGCAGATGGGGATGGTTTTTCACTTTTTCTTCTAAAGGTCCAGAGTACGTTGCCGATAGTGAACATAGCGGCGCAGGAGCCAAATGGTGGAAGCCGTAAACTTAATTTAAGTTCAGTCAAATAGGAATTACTATCATGGCACAAGTCATCAATACCAACAGCCTCTCGCTGATCACCCAGAACAACATCAACAAAAACCAGTCTTCAATGTCTACTGCCATTGAGCGTCTGTCTTCCGGTCTGCGTATCAACAGCGCAAAAGATGACGCTGCTGGCCAGGCGATTGCTAACCGTTTCACCTCTAACATCAAAGGTCTGACTCAGGCTGCCCGTAACGCCAACGACGGTATCTCCGTTGCACAGACTACTGAAGGCGCACTGTCTGAAATCAACAACAACTTACAGCGTATCCGTGAGCTGACTGTTCAGTCTTCTACTGGCACCAACTCCAAGTCTGACCTGGACTCCATCCAGGACGAAATCAAATCCCGTCTGGACGAAATTGACCGCGTATCCGGTCAGACCCAGTTCAACGGCGTGAACGTGCTGGCAAAAGACGGCTCCATGAAAATTCAGGTTGGCGCGAACGATGGCCAGACCATCACTATCGACCTGAAAAAAATTGACTCGTCTACTCTGAACCTGACTGGCTTTAACGTTAATGGTGAAGGTTCAGTGGCTAATAAGGCAGCAACTAAAGCTGATTTGACAGCTGCTCAGCTCACTACAACAGCTGCTGGCGGTCCTATCGCTGCTCCTGCTGCAGATGCTAATGGCGTAACTAAGTATACAGTAAGCGCGGGATTGAACGAATCTACCGTAGCTGACGTGTTTGCTGGCTTAGGTGATACTGCCGTAGTTAATGCTAATATTACCAGTGGTTTCGACGCTGTTACTGGTAATAACTATACGTATCATAAAGATACTAATGATTTTACATTCAATGCTACTATTGCAGCTGGTGACGCAACAACTCCAAGTAATAGCGCCAAGTTACAATCTATCCTGACTCCTAAAGCAGGTGATACCGCTAATCTGAACGTTAAGATTGGTGCAACATCTGTAGATGTTGTTCTGTCAAGCGATGGTAAAATCACTGCGAAAGATGGTTCCGAGCTTTTCATTGGTATTGATGGCAACCTGACTCAGAACAGTGCTGGTGCTGGTATTAAGCCTGCAACTCTTGATGCTCTTACTCAAAACACAACTACTCCTGCGGCGGCAGTTCCAGTCACCATTACGACCGAAGATAAGACTGAAATCAAATTAGCGGGTGCAACTGTTGCTGGTCAGAGTGGTGCAATTGTAGTTACTGGTGCCCGAATCAGCGCTGAAGCTATGCAGTCTGCTACCAAAACGACTGGTTTCACAACTGGCACAACGACAGTAGCAGCTAATACTGGCAAAGTTACAATTGGTGGTAATCAAGCTTACACTCAGACTGACGGTACGTTAGCTGCCAAGAATGAAACTGAGATTTTCCTGCAGAAAGACGGCTCCATTACTAACAATTCCGGTAAGGCTGTATATGTACAGGAAGATGGGAAATTCACCACAGATGCAGCAACTAAAGCAGCAACCACTGCTGACCCACTGAAAGCGCTGGACGATGCAATCAGCTCTATCGACAAATTCCGTTCTTCCCTGGGTGCTGTACAGAACCGTCTGAATTCTGCAGTAACCAACCTGAACAACACCACCACCAACCTGTCTGAAGCGCAGTCCCGTATTCAGGACGCCGACTATGCGACCGAAGTGTCAAATATGTCTAAAGCGCAGATCATCCAGCAGGCCGGTAACTCCGTGTTGGCTAAAGCTAACCAGGTTCCTCAGCAGGTTCTGTCTCTGCTGCAAGGCTAATTCAGCACTACTAAACCGTAAAGCCCTGCACATGCAGGGCTTTTTTATCGAATGAATATAGCTGAACATAGCCGTCATATTCACTCGATAAAAAAGCCGATCATCATTTAAAATTGGCTTTCTCAAATTGAGCGTGTATAGGTTCTATTGTGATTAAGAAACAGGCATTTAAATTTTTGCTTGAGCCGAATAAAACTCATATGAATGACTTTTTGGTTTTCGCAGGTTCCTGTCGATTTGTATACAATAAAGGACTTGCTCTTATTAATGAGAATTATGATTCGGGTAAGAAATTCTTGAATTACAATCAACTAGCATCAGAACTAGTTAATTGGAAAAACGAAGAGTGCCTTGCATGGCTAAAAATGGCTCCATCACAGTGCTTGCAACAATCATTAAGAGATCTGGATAGAGCTTTTAAAAACTTCTTTTCGGGAAAGTCACAATATCCTCGATTCAAAAAGAAAGGCCGTAATGATTCTTTTAGAGTGCCATGCCAAAGAGTCAGACTGGACCAAGAAAAGCATTTAGTATCATTGCCCAAACTAGGGTGGGTTAAGTATCGTAAAAGCCGAGAGATAACAGGAGTATTAAAGAATGTTACTATTTCAAGAAAGCTTGATAAATGGTATATAAGCTTTAATACAGAAGAAGTTGTTCCTGAACCCCTTCATCCATCATTTAGCAAAACCAAAATTTTGCTAAATAATGAATGGCTTATGCAACTCACAGCGTGTGAGAGTCTGGTCGAGCAATTTGCCAACATGGAAGGTAATAAAAAGCTAAGGAACCTGAATAATATACTAGGCAGAAAAGTAAAATACAGCAGTAACTGGCTAAAAACTAAAAAGAAAATTGACGGCGTAAAAGCAAGGTCAAGCAGGCGGAGACTGGATGCCTTACATAAAATAACTACGGAAATATGCAAAAAACACGCTATTGTAGAGTTGGTTAATTTAACGGATTCTTTACCTGATAAAAATAATGGTTCTGTAAGCATGACTTATGAATTTGTTAGACAGTTAATGTATAAGCAAGAATGGTTGGGTGGTAAGGTAATTCGGTTGGGCGATTAGCGTAGTTTATTAATGATCAAATAAGAGTTATATACAGCTGTTTATATGGCCTTAGATAAATTGCTGGCGGCAGGGCATGTCGTGTCAGTTTGTGGAGGGGGGTTATTTCAACTTCCGATGAAGCAAAAATCTCGGTTATTGATACTGAGAATGTCAACGTCTGGTCAATACTTTGGCACACCAGTTTGTGCACCTTTAGTAAATTAGTCATCGAACGCTGCTTAAATATGACTGTGATTATATACAGCGCTTGCTGTGAAAAAAACAGTCTCGAGGCGAGTAGGGTGCAAAATGGTGAAGGATTTTTGTTACCCTTAGTTACAAATAGAAAAACCCCAGCGCATGAAATCTGGGGTTCTTTTAAAGTGCACGTGCATTTCACGTGCATATTTTTGTCTTTTCTCGGTCTGCCTGCTGTCTGGTCAGTGTCCGTAAGTGGCTGTTTTTATTGCCACTGTCCGGTTGCAGTCCTATCAAAAGTGGTGGAGCTGGCGGGAGTTGAACCCGCGTCCGAAATTTCTACATCCTCGGTACTACATGCTTAGTTTGTCTTTACATTCGCACGCCAGCTGCGGACAGACACGCCACTAACGAACTAGCCTGATTAGTTTTAACGCTTCAACCCCAGGCAGGGTTTCCACGCGATCTCTTTTGGGTTTGACCTCTCTTTGATCCCCGTCTTAAGAGCGGAAGCTAGGGAGAGAGGGCTCTTAGCAGGTTATTAAGCTGCTAAAGCGTAGTTTTCGTCGTTTGCGACTATTTTTTTGCGGCTTTTAACGAGGCAAACCGCCCCTCGGCATGCACCTTGGGTTTCGCAAATCCCGTCGAATCCAGAATCAGCCCCAATAGTGTTGAACTTAGTATACCAGATTTTACTTCCTCGACACCAGCCCGAAACGCTAACTTATTGAATAGTACAATAAGCGCGCAGAATCAACGTCCTGCGTTTTTCATGATACGTGCTTTGTCGAGCTGCCACTCGCGTGCTTTCAGGTCAGTACGCTTGTCGTGTTGTTTCTTACCTTTCGCCACGCCGATTTTCACTTTGCACCAGGCGTTTTTCCAGTACAAAGAGAGTGCCACCACTGTGAAGCCTTCACGGTTGATGCGTCCGTAGAGGGATTCCAGTTCGCGCTTGTTCAGCAGCAGCTTACGGGTGCGGGTAGGATCGCAAACGTAATGTGAAGAGGCGACGGTCAGCGGCGTAAAGTTCGCGCCGAACAGGAAGGCCTCACCGTCTTTCAGGATCACGTAGCTGTCGCCGATATTGGCTTTCCCGGCACGCAGCGATTTTACTTCCCAGCCCTGCAACGCAAGGCCGGCCTCGAATTCTTCTTCGATGAAATACTCGTGGCGAGCACGCTTGTTAAGCGCAATGGTCGCCGAACCAGGTTTATGTGCTTTTTTCTTCGTCAT